TAGAACTATCCGGCCCGCGCTACACCTACACCAGCAACGGCAAGATACAGGTCGAGAGCAAGGAAAGCATGAAAAAGCGCGGCGTGAAATCGCCAGACAAGGCTGACGCCGTGTGCCTCACGCTTGCCGTGGACTTCACTGCGCTGGCGTTTGCGAAGCGTTCCGACTGGAACAAGCCGCTCAAGCGAAACATCAAGGGCGTTGTGTAAACGCACACACCTAGCCAACTGCGCAAGTTTCTGTTAATTTGCGCACAAGCAGAAATGAGGTTAAAGATGGCAGAGCAAACCCAAGCGCGGCAGAGTTACGGATACACTGACGCAGAAGGCAATCGCGTATCTGCATTGCGCGATATGTTTAACGGCGGTGGCGCTGGTCAGGCTGGCAGCCAATTCCAAGGTGGCGGCATACTTTCCAGCATTGGCAACGCCCTTGGTGGACCCGGTGGCGGTGGATTTGACCCCGGTCGCGCTGCTGGCAGCATGATTGGCGGAATGGCTCTCGGCCCTGTGGGCGGTCTTCTGGGCGGCTTGATCGGTCAGAACATGGGCGGCTACGGCTACACTGACGCAATGGGCAACGTTGTCTCTCCGCAGATGGACATGATGGACGGCGGTGGTCGCGGGACGTTTGGCGACACATTCCAAGGCGGGTTGCTCTCAGACATCCTCAACGCAATGGGCGTTCGCCCGCGTGGTTATAACGCCCGCCAAGAGGGCATGCAGGTTGATGCGTCTGCGCCATCAATTATGGCCGCTCCATCCAGCCAGCCTGCGCCTGTAGCGCCCGTCCCGCAGACCTACGGCATGACATCAATGCCAGCGCTTACGCAGCAGGACATCGAAATGCTGCGCCAGAGAGGTATCAATACCGATGCGATGGCTGGCGAGCCTGCAACTCCATCCGAAATGGCCGCATTGCTTCGCGGCCCCGGAATGCTGTTGTCGATGGCCAACCCCAACGTGCCACGACCGTATGCCCCGCAGAACCCCGGCGCTACGATCCAGCCGGATGGCTCTTCCCTGCCTCGTTACAACGTCCCGACCACATCGGGTGTGTCTATGGGGCAATCAGACATTGGGACTGTGCGACCGCATGTAAGCCGCGCACGCACCACGCTGCCGATGCAGGGCTTTACGCCTGTGTTTGACATTTCTAATCCGCCTCGCCCGCCAGTTGGCATGGCTTCGCCGCCCAACGCAGGGGTCGCTGCTGCAAATCGGGCTTATATTGATATGATGGCCCGCGCTGCCGCTCGTGGAAATCCCATCCGACCAGCAGCCTCAATTCTTTTGCCCCGATAGGAGCAATCTATGTATCCCGACGAAAACGATCTGACCAACGAGGTCAACGCGCTCATCAACCCCGACTATATGGATGATGATGAGTTGCAGGGCATTGTTGGTGCCGAAATTGACGACGCGGTGGACTTCATCGACAACATCGTGTCGCCTGTTCGCGCCAAGGCCACAGAATACTATCGCGGCGAACCCTTTGGCGACGAAGAGGATGGCCGTTCTCAGGTCGTCAGCTACGATGTGCGCGACACTGTGCAGGCAATCCTGCCCAGCCTGATGCGTATCTTCACTGCCTCGGACTATGTGGTCGAGTTCACGCCCCGCAATCCCGAAGATGTGCCAATGGCCGAACAGGCTACGGAATATGTCAACTACATCTTCAACCGGGATAATGACGGCTTCATGGTGCTGCACAGCGCGTTCAAAGACGCATTGGTGCGCAAAGCTGGCATCGTCAAATTTTATTGGGATGAGAGTTTCGACACCGAAACCAGCGAAATGACGGGCTTGGACGACGCTGCGCTTGCGACGCTCTCAGCCGATCCGCTCATCCAGATCGACATGACCCGCAGCTATGAGGCACCCGAAATCCTGCCGCCCGGTGCGATTGAGATGGGCATCCCTGTTCCAGTGCTGCACGATGTGCGCGTCACCCGCCGCCTGCCCAAAGGCCGCGTGAAGATTGAGGCGCTGCCGCCCGAAGAGTTCCTGATTGACCGCCGCGCCAAGTCGATCCGCGATGCTGATTTCGTTGCACACCGCCGCGTTGTCACTGTGTCCGATCTTGTAGCTATGGGCTACGACTTCGATGAGGTGTCCAGCCTTTCGACCGACACCGATGATTTGGACACCAACGTCGAGCGTTACACGCGCAACCCGGCCCTGACATCCAGCAAGGGCGACCGCTCCGATCCTGCGATGCGCAAGGTCAGCTATATCGAGGCATACATTCGTGTGGATCGTGACGGCGATGGCGTGGCAGAACTGCGCAAGGTGTGCGTCGCTGGCGTGGGCAACAAGATTTTGAGCGATGAGGCGTGCGATATGGCACCCTTTGCCGCTCTCTGCCCCGATCCCGAGCCGCATGACTTCTTCGGCATGTCGGTCGCTGACACTGTGATGGACATCCAGCGCATCAAGTCGGTCATCATGCGGAACACGCTTGACAGCCTTTCGCAGTCGATCAACCCCCGCATGGCGATTGTCGAGGGCGAGGTGTCTGTTGAGGATGTGATGAACACCGAAACGGGTGCAATCATCCGCATGCGCAGCCAAGGCGCTGCAACGCCGCTCACAATGCCATTTGTGGGCCAAGCTGCCTTCCCGGTGCTGCAGTATATGGATGCGGTCAAAGAGAGCCGCACGGGCATTTCTGCGGCCTCTCAGGGGCTTGACGCAGATGCTCTGACCAACGCCACGGCAACGGGCGTCAATGCGGCTGTAAACGCAGCCCAGCAGCACATTGAAATCATCGCTCGCCTGTTTGCCGAGACTGGCATGAAGGACTTGTTCAAAGGCATCTTGCGGCTTGTGGTCCAGCATCAAGACCATGCCCGCATGGTGCGTTTGACCAACGAGTTTGTGCAGCTTGATCCCCGTGGCTGGGACAGCGGTATGGATGTGATGGTTAACGTCGCGCTGGGCCGTGGGTCCGATCAGGCCCGGATGGCGATGCTGTCACAAATTTTGGGCCTGCAGCGCGAGGCTTTGACGGAACTTGGTCCGGTCAACCCGCTGACTGACATGCGCAAGCTGTATAACACGCTGTCTGAGATGACGACGCTGGCGGGCTTCAAGGACACCAGCATGTTCTGGTCCGATCCGGCAGACTTCCAACCGCCGCCTCCGCAGCCGCCGGAGCCTGACGTTAATCAAATGCTCATCCAAGCGCAGATTATGCAAATCCAAGCGGATGTGCAGATGAAGCAGGCTGAAATCGAGCGCAAGCGCGAGGAAACCGAAATCGACGCATCGCTGAAGATTTTGGAACTTCAAGCGAAGCAGCAAATGCAAGTCACGGCAGAACAACTGCGCAAGTCGCGTGAGTTGGCAAACCAAGTGATGAACGCAGAAGCAGATATGATCAAGGAGACTGTGCGTGGCGAAAACCAAACAGCAGCAAATCCAAGACGCGCGTGAAGCCAAGCGCCTCTTGTCTGATGAAACTCTGCAGCGGGTCTTTGCCGAAGTTGAGCAACAGATTTTCGACGGAATGATCGCCAGCGACTTGGGCGATGTGGATGAGGTTCTGCGGCTTCAAGCGGAACTTTACGGCGTGACTGCGCTTCGCCGCCGCCTTCGCATCTGGGTAGATGCGGGGATTATTGCGGAAAAAGGCGCAAAGTGATATATGGAGATTAAGCAATGGCAGACAGCAGCAACCCGCTAGGGACTGACCTGCAGAGCGCACAAGAAGCTATCCGTGCTATGATGGCACCCCTTGAGGACAATGCCACAGGTGAGGATGCGCCGCCCGAAGAAGCGGGCGAGGGCAAAGAATACGAAGCGCAAGCCGAGTATGACGAACCCGAACTGGACGAAGGGCAAGACCCCGAAGCCTACGACGACGAGGAACCCGAAGGTTCGCCAGACCTGATCACTGTGAAGGTCAACGGCGAGGAGATCGAGGTAACCCTTGAGGAGTTGCGCAACGGCTATTCCCGGCAATCCGACTACACGCGGAAATCTCAAGAACTTGCTGAACGCCGCAAGAACATTGAGGCTCTTGAGCAAGAGATTACCGCAGAACGCGAACAATATGCGGAACTTCTACCGCGTATGCGAGAGCAGTTGCAGCAGCAGCTTCAAGCCGAACCCGATTGGGACAAACTGTATGAGCAGAACCCCGTCGAGGCCGTTAAACTTGAACGGAAATGGCAGCAAGTAAAGCAGCAACGGGAACAGCAAATTCAAGCTGTGCAGGCGGAACAACATCGTCTTTTGACGATCCGTCAGCGCCAAATGCAAGAGCAGTTGGTTAAGCAGCGAGATGCGGAGCAGGCCCGCCTGCCCGAGATGATCCCTGAGTGGAAAAATGCGGAGACGGCCAAAAAAGAGGCCAAAGAAATCCGCGAGTTTTTGCTTACCAAGGGGTTCTCGGAGGAGGACGTTGACGGGATCAAACATGCGGGTGTCGTCGCACTTGCTCGTAACGCAATGCTGTTTGAAAAGGGGACCGCCAAGATTTCGGAGGCAAAGGGTCAGGCAAAGCCCGGTCCCAAGCCGATGAAAGCAGGCTCCCGAGGAACCCAGCCTCGTCGTCGCGGAGATGTAGAGAAGGCGCAACAACGCCTAAAGCAAACGGGTCGTGTCACTGATGCGGCTCAGGTCATCAAATCGCTTCTATGAGGTAAATCATGGCTATCGTAGCAAATACCTTCCTCGCCTTTAACGCCAAGGGCATCCGCGAGGAACTCTCCAACGTCATCAGCAACATCTCGCCCGAAGAGACCCCGTTCCAGTCGAACGTCGGCTCCGAGAGCGTTTCCAATGCGTTCTTCGAATGGCAGACCGACAGCCTCGCGGCGACCGCCACCACGGCAGTCATCTCGGGCGACGACGTTGCGTCCTTCGACAGCACCGCTGCGACGACCCGTCTGGGCAACTATTCCCACATTCGTCGCCGCACGATGGTCATCGAAGACCGTCTGGAGTTCGTTGACAAAGCTGGCCGCGACAGCGAAGTCGCATACCAGCTTGCCAAGCGCGGAAAAGAGTTGAAGCGTGACATCGAGGCTGTTTTGCTGGACAATAACGCCCGTGTTGCTGGCAACTCGACCACGGCCCCTGAGACCGCTGGTCTGCCCGCATGGTTGGCGTCCAACACCAGCCTTGGCGCAACTGGCGCTGATCCGACTGGTGACGGCACTGACGCCCGCACCGACGGCACCCAGCGCGCCTTCACCGAGGCAATGCTGAAGGACGTCATGCAGCAGGCTTGGACTGCAGGCGGCAACCCCTCCGTCCTGATGGTTGGCCCCTACAACAAGACTGTTGCATCGACCTTCGCTGGTATCGCGGAAACCCGCGTTGCTGGTGGCGACAGCCAGACCACCATTATTGGGGCTGCGGACGTATATATTTCCGATTTCGGGAATATTTCTTTCGTTCCCAATAGGTTCCAGCGTGAGCGCGATGCGTTCCTTCTGGACCCGGAATACGCAGCCGTCTGCTACCTGCGCCCGATCCAGCAGATCGAACTCGCCAAGACTGGCGACGCCGAGAAGCGCATGATCATCGCAGAGTTTGGCCTCAAGGTTCTCAACGAAGCCGCACACGGCATTGTTGCTGACCTCACCACCTCGGCCTGATAGACTTGGGGGGCGGGCTTCGGTCCGCCCCTCTCACTATAGGAAAGCGACATGCAGAAACGCATCTTTGACACCGATCCTCTCACTGGCATCACGCGCTATTGGCATGTGAAAGACAACGGCGAATTTGTGATTGAGACTGAGCAGAAGATTGCGGTTGATGAGGCGAACACGCGCGCCCGCAATGCCACTGACAAGCGCACGAAGTGGGGGGACATCTCGCGTGTAGCGTCTATTCCGCTTTCAGTGTATTATGACTTGAAGCGCAAGGGCATCGTGGACGATCCCAAGGCGATGAAGAAATGGCTAAATGACCCAGACAATCGGGCATTTCGGACGCGCGAAGGGACTGTTTGATGGGCATTACGTCCTACACCACGCTCAAGTCGGCCATTGCGGACTGGCTGCTGCGAGATGACCTGACGGCGGTTATTCCGTCTTTCATTTCTCTGGCAGAGGCTAAGTTCAACCGCCGCATCCGCGATTACCGCATGGTGAAGCGCGCGACGGCGCAATTCGATGCAGGATACGCTGCCGTGCCAGCCGATTGGCTGCAGAACGTGCGCTTTCAGCTTAACACGACGCCCATCACGACGCTGGAATATGTGACGCCAGATCAGGCTGCGGAAGAAGTTCGCCGCTATGTCGCCGCTGGTCAGCCGCGTTTTTTCACAATGATTGGCAAGCAGTTTCAGCTTGTCCCTGCGCCTGATGGAACACTTGATGGCGAATTGACATATCACGCCAAAATCCCCGCGCTGTCTGACAGCGTTGCGGACAACTGGCTGCTGGACGTTGCGCCTGACGTATATCTCTATGGCGCGCTGATGGAAGCTGCGCCGTATCTGGACGACACTGAAAAGATGAATGTCTGGGGCGGGCTTCTTGAGCAGGCGATGCAAGCACTCCGCGTTGAGGGTGAGCGGTCGTCCATTGGATCATCTTCGTTGCGCATGCGCGCACAGCCTATGGGGTAAGAAATGTCATTCTCCAACACCTACGAGACCAACGTCCTGACATGGACGTTCACCAACGGCGCAGTGACCCGGCCCACGGCTTGGTATGTTGGCCTGTTCACGACCGATCCGGGCGAGGCTCAGGGCGGCACCGAGGTGTCTGGCGGCAGCTATGTGCGCGAGGCCGTGACGTTCACTGTCAGCGGCGACACGGCGACCAACTCTGCCGCGATTGAATGGCCTGTTGCTACGGCGACATGGGGAACGATCACGCACATCGCGGTGTATGACGCTTCAACCAGCGGAACGCAGATCGCGTATGCGGCCTTGACCAACTCCAAGACGATTGCGTCGGGTGATGTTCTTCGCATCCCGGCTGGCGACCTTGATGTGACTTTGGATTGAGGTGAGGCATGGCAACCATTGTAACCCGCTCGGGGAAGGGCAGCCCGCTTACCCACGCGGAGGTGGATGCCAACTTTGAAAACCTCAACAGCGACAAGGCCGAGGTAAGTTCGCTTGCCACGGTCGCCACAAGCGGCCTCTACGCCGATCTCAGCGGCGCGCCATCACTGGCCACGGTTGCCACGACTGGTGCCTACAGCGACCTGTCAGGGCTTCCCACGCTAGGCACGGCGGCTGCGGCTGACACCACTGACTTTGACCCTGCTGGCACCGCGCTGGCCCTAGCGATTGCATTGGGGTGATCTGATATGCCGAATACCTTTAAAAATTACACCAGCGCCTCGGTAGGCACATCGCCTGTGACGACCTATACGGTCCCCGGAGCCACGGTCGCGGTCACGATTGGCCTGACAATCAGCAATACCACGGCATCCCAGATCACTGTCGATGTGCAGGCTGCTGGCGTGTATGTGGTTAAGGGCGCTCCGATCCCCGCTGGGTCTGCCCTGTCGGTGCTGGATGGCAAGATCATCCTTGAGGCCGCTGACACGGTGGTGGTTACGGCAAGTGCTGCGACCAGTGCGGATGTCATCCTGAGCGTTCTGGAGCAAAGCTGATGGCTGGGTATATTGGCTCTAAGTCAAGCGTTACGCAGGTAGACGGCTACAACCGCAGCGAGGCTGATGCTGAGTTTGTGCAGGTCACTGGCGACACGATGACGGGTGCGTTGACGGTTGATGGCAACCTCACCGTCGATACCGATACGCTGTTTGTGGATGCGGCGGGTAATCGGGTTGGGATTGGAACCACCAGCCCCGTGTCAAAATTTGATGTGGCGTCAGGTAATATCACCATCTCAAACTCTACAAACGCCCCGTTTATTAACTTTGTAAACAACACTACAAGGTCGCAGTCGCTTGCTCGGATCACTATGGATCAAGAAAATGATACTGCGGGTCAGTTGCTGTTTAGCACAACTACTGGCGGCACTTTATCTGAACGCGCACGGATTGACCCCAGCGGGAATTTGCTGGTGGGGACATCCGCCTCAATCGGAAAGCTAGGCGTTGTAACGCCAACAAGCGGTTATGGTTTTGCGCTACAGGGTCGCTCTAGTGATGGTCAATCCATCATGTCATCTATGGACAGAAGTGGAACTGTTTATACTGGAAACATTATTTTTCCAGAAGACGGCAGCATTTTGTTTGGTCGCCTAAACACAGGCTCGAACACCGAACGCGCACGGATTGACGCCAGCGGGAATTTGCTGGTGGGTAAGAC